TTTGACGTTATATCTAAATCTATTATTAATAATGCAAAATTATTAGCAAGTAGTGGTAATCCAGCAGATCAACAAGTAGCAAGAGACTTTCCTGTAAAAATGGCAAGTCTTATAAGATATGGCAATGATGGCGGTACATTAGTAAATCATCCAGAATTTAAAGAAGAGTATGCAAAGTTTCAGTACAACTTTGACGATAACGCTAGAAAAAGAATAGAGGGCAGACAGAAGTTAGGTAATACATTTGCAAATATTGAGTTTGATAAAGACATGGAAAACATATGGTATAAGACTGAAGAGATAGATGGTAAGACTATTATTACTACAAGGTCAAGAGAAGAAGTACAACAAGAATTTATGAAATTACAAACAAAATATAGAAGTATTATAGATAAGGTAAACGAAAGAGGTTATGCAGATAATAGTGAATTAAAAACAGATTTAGAAAAACTTAAAAATTATATGAGCTATGGATATGGATCACAAGATACAGGTATTTTATATAATTTATTAGCACAGATACAGGCAAATCACCCCACGTTAGACGATAAAGCCTATGAAATGATAGATAAAGTACGAAAAGATATAGCAAAACATAAAACTATTGCAGATCGTATAGACGAAACAAGAACAGATATATATAAAATTACTAACCCTTATTTTGGTGTTTTAGGTCTTGGTCAATTTGGTACTAATTTTGAACAACAAAAGATAAATCAATTCACAATACAAACAGATAGATTAATTAGACAATATTATTTAAGTCGTTTGCAAGTACAAAAAGATAATGATGGATTATATTTTTATGGACATGATGAAGTTGATTTTGATACTTTTAAACAAAACATTATATTGTCTGCACAAGTAGCAACGAATAATATTTCTTTTGAAGAAGCTAAAGCAGCTTTTCCTAATTTTGTGTACATGTATGACGTTACTAAAATACCTATTAAAAGTAAATCTTTTGCTACTACAGATAAAAAAGGTATAGAAAGCGTTACTTTACCAGGAGAAGAAGATAGACAAACAAGAATCCCACAATTTATAGGAGTAGGATCTAATACTATTAGGGATCAAAATACAGCTAATATTGCAGCACAAAAAGGTCTTACATTTAATCCAGAAGCAAGTCAACAACAAGGTAGAGCAGTATTTGATAATCAACCAAGATCAAATGATAATGTAGATGGCACATTTGACGATAACCAAAGTATAGAGATAGAAAACGACAATAGTGAAATAAATCAAACTGTAAATAAAGGTAAGAATGTAGAAGAAGAAGAAAATCTAAATGCAGAAGTACAATTAACAGATACTAATAATGCTAATAAGGTGTCACGCAAAGTATTAGAAAAATTAATAGAAGATGGATCGGTCAAATTTAGTGCTGGTAGTTATGTAGATGATGACGGTAATGTATATGTGTCAAGCGAGCCTGTAGATATGAAAACAACTACAGGTAATAAACCACTTATAGAAAATAATAAAAACGTATTTGAGCAAGATCCTGTTGACGATACTGGATATGTCAAAAACATATCTCAGTCAGTATTCCAAAGATTACAACAACAAAAACTTATAAAACCAGTACAAAAAGATGGTAAGACATTTTATGAAAATGTAATGTCAGGTGAAATTTATCAAATACAAACACCGTTAGAAACTAACAATGTACAAACAGATATACCTAGCGAAGTAGAAACTGCACCTGGATTTGATCTAAATGACATACAAAATAGTTCACAAATACGTAGTGATGTAACTACAAACTTAGGAGGTAAAGAAGGATCATTAATTGCTATGAGTCCTACAGAAAAAAATAATGTAAAGCAAAGACTGACAAAAATGATAAAAGACGTTGATGTAACAAAAATTCCACAGAATAAAATACAAGAAATGTTATTAGAAGTAGGGTTTAGTCCTAAAGAAGCAAGAATATTAGCAGCAGTAGCTATGGCAGAATCCAGAGGTGATGCCACAATAGATACAGTTAAGTCTGGTCTTGATCCTAATAAAGAAAACGAGTTTTCTATAGGATTATTTCAAATTAATATGGATGATAGGTATAAAGAGCAAAGGTTGAAATTATTTGGTATTAGTTCTATAGAAGAATTATATGATCCTATTGTTAATGTTATGGCAGCCAAAGCATTATATGATGAACGTGGAGGAGGAGAAAACGGATTAAACGCATGGTCAACATATGAATTTGGTAAATATAAAGATTTTTTATCTGACCGTACACCACCTGGCTAATGACAAACTCAAACCCAAATTTTAACGCTAATATAGACGAAACAAATTCAGCAGAGTCTAATATACCCCCTGTTGAAGAGTTAGCAAAAGAAAACAAACAAAATATAGAACTTAATAGTTTACAAACAGAAGGTACAGATCCTAAAGGTAAAGCTATAAAAAATAGAAGAGGTAGGACTATAGGATATGAAAACGATACAGAAGAAGGTTTTGATAAAGACGCATTTTTAGATTACAAAAACAACAACTATACAAATCCACAAATAGGTAGGTCTGTTGTAAGAAACAATGAGTCAGATGTTGTAAGAGGTGAATTTAATCAAAAAGATTTATTTGCAGAGTTTGAGCAAAACATACGACCATTATCTGTACTAGAAAAAACTTTTCCTAGTAATTTACGTTTTCAGTTAACACAAGAAGAAAGAAATAAATTTGCTGTAAGAAAAGAAGATGGAAGTATAGATCATGCAGCTACAGATAGAAAGTTTGCAGTATTAGGAGAAAACAAATATGCAAGAGCAACAGTAGCAGGTATAGCAAACATACCAAATGAGCTATATAAGATAGGTCGATATATAGGTGGAGATAGGACACCAGATAATTTATATGCACTACAAGATTTAGGATTAGAACTAGAAGATGACAAAGATGATTTTGCTTATCAAACTACAAAATTCTTAGCAGGGTTTTTACTTCCATACGCAGGTTTGAGCAAGACAGGAAAGGTTCTTAGCGGTTGGAAAATGTTAAAGGGTGTAAATGGTCTAGGACTTGCTAACCCTGCGTTTAGATCTTTTGTAGCAGGTAGTATTGCAGAGACTATAGCTATAGATGCTTATGACGAAAACTTTTTTAATTTTCTTATAGACATAGATACACCATATCTAGATTTTGCAAAACCATTATTTGAGGTATTAGCTGCTGACGAAACAAGAACAGAAGATTTAGGTGTAGCAAAACTTAGACAGTTTTTAGCAGGTGGTGTATTTGGTGAAGTTTTAGGTTATGGAGGTAGTAAGGTTGCACAAAAACTTGTATTAGAACCTATTGGTTATGGAGCAAAAGCAACAGGTAATGGTGCTTTATTTTTAGCAGATCAAGGTAGTCAAGTTATAAGAAGAACTATGGATGAATTTATGCCACCTACTATTTTAAGTAAGGAGCAGATAAGAAGTAGAACTATACAACTATTAAAAGATATAAAAGCAAATCCAAAACGTCTAGAATTTTTTAAAAAACAAATAGATATTCTTAATAATGCAAATGTTACTGAAACTGCTGGTTTTGTACCAAAAGAAATGGCAGATGAAATTACAGAACTAGATAGAGTTGCAAGAAGAGTAGAAGATTTAATTGTAAGAGGTGATCTTGTATATGCTGAAGGTGCATTAGATTTTGAACCTGATGCTGATTCAATGGAATATTTTACACAAAAAATATTTCAAGAACTTAGCGAAGGTACATTAAATAACCAGCGTTTAGATGATTTATTAAGACAACAACCTTTGCTTACATTCAAACAGAGTAAAGATCAGGCATTTACAAGAGTATCAGAACGAATAGAAGGACTACGTAGTTATAGAGGTATAGAACGTACAGAAAGGTATCTTAATAATTTAGCTAGAGATAGAGTTATAGGTTTAGAAGAAGTAGATGAAATAAGAGATTTTCTTAATTTTATTGGTAGAGAAGCATTTGACGATATTGTATTAGAACAAGATGCAACTCTAAGTAGAGCAACTTTAGGTAATTATAATTTTAATAAGTCTCTTATAAAACTAAGAAATACAACTATTAAAGAAGGTCGTATGAGTGAAGTGCTTATACATGAGTTGTGGCATAGTCTTAGTAGAAACCTACCAGATAAACAATTACGAAAACTTACAGGAGAGTTTGCTAGAACTAGAAACAAGTTTTTACAAGACCATGAAGCTGCAAAAAAAGCATTTATAGCAAAAACAAGTATTCAAGAAATGCAAGTTATAAAAAACTTAGAAGCATTTAATGAGCCAGGAAGAATAACAAGTCCAGTTAAAGTTACAAAAGAAAATTTTAATAGACTTGCATCTAAGTATTACGACAAAGAATTTAAATTTGTAGGTGATAGTTATCAGTTTTTAAATATTGACGAATATTTTGCAGTAAACATGACAAAAATGTTTGAAGATTATGTATTGGAACTAGAAACATTAGCACCAAGAGGAACATTTAAATACGTCACACAGATAGTTGCAGAAATGTTTAGAGATACATTAGCAAGTATTAGGTCTGTACTTGGATTAGAGCAAACGAAAAATATATTTAATATGTATAAAAGAAGAATGTTTAAGCAAAGACTTAGTAGATACCCACTAGAGTTTCGTAATCTAAACAAAATGCCAACAGATTTAGAAGCAACTCTTAATGCAAAAATGCCAGGAGACAAAGGATTTAAAAGACCAAGAATAAAAGCTAGATTTAACCGTAATTTATATGGTGATGGTCAAGAAATAACAATAGCTGAAAGGGTTGCAGATAACTTATTAGATCTAGATCCTAAAGCACCTTTTAGGATGACTCATGCAGAGACTATAGGTTATGCACATGGCGAGCTACCAGAACACGTATATAAGGATATAGTTGCTGCTGCTGGTGCTATGAATACAGGCAACCCAACAAAACGTTTAAGAGTTAAATTATTAAGAGCCTTAAATCTACAAAAAGAGATTATAGGTAATATGAAAACAAATATACATGAGTTAGAAAAATATGCACTTACAGGATCACAGATACCACAAGAGATTATAGATGAAGTTGCACTAGATTCTTATCGTTGGATAAAATTTAATACACCTACAAAAAAAGTTGTAAGTGAAGTTGCAGGTACATTAGACGCAATAAAATTAGTAGGTAAAGAACCACCAGAAGGTGCTATATCTACAAAGCTAGGAAAAAGAAAGAAAGATACGCTACCTAAAGGCAATATAAAAAATCAAGTTGCAGGTACACTTAAAAGAATAGAAGAAGAAGAGTTATTACCAAAACCAGAAGAGATAGCAAAAGCTATTAGTGATATGCAAAATAGTGGTGATATAGAAGGCATACTGACATATGCAAGAAGGATGATGATACTTGCAGATGATCCTAAACAAGCTGGTCGATTTATAGCAAAAGCACCTTTAACACAAGCATTATTTAAAACTGGCAGTATTGCTAACGAATTGTTTATTAACAGTATTTTATCTGCACCAGAAACACAGATAGTAAACACAATAGGTTCTTTATTTAACGTTGCTCTTGCACCTGTAGATTTATTTTTAGGTAGTGGTATAGCTGATGCTGCATTAAAAGGTAGAGCAATAAAAGAGTTTACTGCAATGTTTTCTACCCTAGAACAAAGTTTTATAATGGCAGGTAAGGCACTTAGAGGTGGAGAAAGTATTATTGATCCACATCATATGTTAGGTGTACAAGATGGTATGAGAGGTAGAAATAGATATGCAATGCAGTTTGATAATGAAATGAATAATCCTTTCATAGCAAGTATTAATTTGCTTGGTAGTGTTGCAAGATTACCTTCTAGATTTCTTATAGCAGGTGACGAGCTTATAAAAAACGTTGCATTTAGAAGTCATGTAACAGGTGAATTTTATGAGCAAGCCTATAGGCAAGGGTTAAAAGGTGATGCTATGAAAAAATACATACAAGAAAAAACAAGTAGAGTATTTGATATTGTCGAAAAACATAAGTTTAGTGCAGATAAAAAGAACAAAGATATTTTAGAAGCATATTTACGAGGTATAGATTTTGCACAGGACAAGACATTTACATCACAAATAGGTGGTAGTGGTATTACAGGTCTTGGTGGAGGTAAGTTCACAAATGATGTTGCAACAATAATGAAGCATCCAGTAATGAAACCTATAGCACCTTTTGTCACTACACCAGTGAACATAGGTAAAAGTGTTATTAGAAGAGCAGGTGTATCTATACCAGGTCAACCTAAAATGAACGCTAGTTTAGGAAGGATACTAGCTGAACATAATGACAGATTATTTAGTCCAGACATGGCTACAAGAATGAGAGCTAACGGAGAAAGTATTACAGGTGGTTTATTAATAGGGTCGTTTGTAACGTTAGCAGTAGCAGCAGATAATCCAGAAGCACCTATAGCATTAGTTGGAGGTGGTACAACATTTAATCCTGAGAAGCGTAGGCAAACACAATTTGGATTTAAAGAATTACCATATAGCTTTAGATTTTTAAAGAAAACAAACGGTATGTTTGGTGAGGTAGTAAGAAACGAAGATGGTAGTCCACAATATGTATATATAGATTTTATTTCTAGATTAGAACCTATAGCATCATTGCTTATGCTTGCTTCTGACTTTGCAAATGTAAGTAAGTTTCAAGGTGAAGAAGATGATAGAAACTTAGCAGCTACATTACGTGTATTAGTAGGAAATAATTTAAGCAATAAATATTTTATACAAAGTGTAGGTAATTTATTTGAGTTAATGAATAATCCTACAAGGTTAGAGTCTTGGTTAAGACAACCAGCTAACTACATTGCAGCTATAGGTGCATATCCTATAGGTCTTAGAAAGAGTTTACGTAGGGCTAGAGGTGAAGATTGGACATCTACATTAGGTCAAGTATATGAAAATGGTAAATTTATTGGCAAAGGTATGGGTATAGAAAAAGGTGAATTAGATCCACAAGAAATTAGCAAAGTAGATGCTGGTAATTATGAAGAAGATTTTATGATGGGTTTATTTTCAGGTAACGATCTAGGTAGTTTAAAAACAAAACGCAAACCATTTTTGATGAACTCATTAGATATTTTAGGCACTATGGTTATGCACACTATTAATAATGATTTAGCACCAAGACTGAATCCATTATCAGGTAAACCATATGAAAACTTTGGAACAATACCTTTTGTAGGTGGTATTAGATATAGTCAAAGTAGTAAAGATCCTAATGAAATATTACTAAAAAAATATGATCTTAAATTAGTACCTGTATCAGATATTCTTAGTGAGAATAGTAGTATGGTTGTTAGTAATGTAAACCTAAAATCTAAAGAATTACATACACTAGAAAATCTTACATCAAGTATAAAAATAGATACACCTTACGGAAATAATTTACAATTTAGCCAGGCATTATATAAGTTGCAACAGACTACAGAATTTAAAACATTTATGAAAAACTTTAATACACCACAAGATGATAGATTTCCTGATAACGAGTCATATGTAGAGTTTCAAAATCAACAAAGAAGATATATGAACAACATGATAAACAAACTATATAGAGCCTACAAAGAACAGGCAGTTAATGTTTTAATAGATAGAAAGCGTGGACTTTTATCAAATGACTTTTATGATAGGGTTGAAGCTGGTAATAATCGTGAACGCTTACGTATTATGAACGAGCAATCAACAAACGCTAGTGTACAAAACGTTAGCGGATTAGAAGATTTACTTAGGACTGTCTAATGGCTACTAACACCACAGCTACAGCTACAAATCACACAGGAAACGGTAGTACTAACAACTTTGCAATATCTTTTTCTTTTTTAGCTAATTCAGAAGTAGACGTAACAGTAGCAGGTGTATTAAAAACATTAGATACTCACTATACAATAAGCGGATCTACAGTTACATTTACTTCTGGCAACACCCCTGCTAATGGTGCTGCTATAAAGTTTCAAAGAAATACAAATATAAGTGCAAAGAAAGTAGATTTTACAGATGGTAGTGTTTTAACAGAAACAGATCTTGATACAAATAGTGACCAGGTATTATTCGCACAACAAGAAATTACAGACAAGTTAGGAGGGATAGAAGAGGGAGCAACCGCAGATCAAACTAATGCAGAAATAAAAACAGCTTACGAAGCAAACTCTGATACAAACGCATTTACTGACGCAGATCATAGCAAGTTAGACGGAATAGAAGCAGGTGCTACAGCAGATCAGACAAACGCAGAGATTAGGGCAGCAGTAGAAGCTGCAAGTGATAGTAATGTATTTACAGATGCCGACCATAGCAAACTAAACGCTATTGAAGCAGGTGCTACAGCAGATCAAACAGCGTCAGAAATAAAAAGTCTTATAGCAAGTAGTCCTTTAGATGCTAGTCATCTTGCAGCAAATTCAGTAGATACAAGTGAGATAGCAGATGCCGCTGTTACAAATGCCAAATTAGCAGATACAGAGCTAGTAACTTTAGCAGGTATGCAATCTGGTACAGCTTCTAAATTAGCTGGCAGTACAGAATTAACATCTGACATTGCCGACCTAAACCAAATAGATGGGATGACAAAAGAAACATCTATTACTAATAGTGATGCAAAATTTCCTACGTCTAAAGCTGTTGTAGATTTTGTTGCTAACCAAATAGCACCTGTTGGTGGGTTAGAAGTTATAGCGGATGAAGATAGTTTCCCTGTAACACAGCCAGTATCGGGTGTTGTTATTAGCATTACTAATGCTGATGGTTTAGTTATTAATAGTTCTGGAGTGGCAACAAATGCCAGGACACTCGGTAATGGTAGCGACAACGTAACTATAAATAATTTTCCTACAAGTCTAAGAAATAAAACATTATCTAATGAATTAGGCTTGCTTGTTAGTTCTACAGGTGCAAGTCAGATATATAACTACCATAAACTACTAGCAAAAGAAACAGATGTTTTACAGTTATCGGACGATATAAATGATTTTAATAATAGATATAGAGTTGTTGATTCAAACCCTACAAGTGATAATGATGCAGGAGATTTAATATTTAATAGAAGTCTACAAAAATTATTAGTTTATAACTCAACATCAAATGCATATGAAGAAACACAAAGTATTGGTAACTTCTTTATATCTACACTTAGCCCTGCATTTGATGGCAGTACAACAAACTTTACTATTACAAATGCACCTACTTCAGCACAACAAATATTATTAATAATAGAAGGTGTAATACAAAAACCTAATGCTGGCACATCTACACCTACAGAAGGGTTTGCGTTAGATGGCAATACAGTTAAGTTAGCTGCTGCACCTGCGGCTGGTGCAAGCTATCACGCAGTAGTAATGGGTTCTGCTGTAAATATTGGAACACCAGGCAACAACACAGTAACAGAAGCAATACTTCAATCAAATGTTGTTAGTGAAGAAAAATTAAAAGTATCTAATAGTCCTGTTAATGGATATTTCTTACAAGCACAATCTGGAGACTCAGGTGGTTTGCGTTGGGCTATTGTCGATCTTACTGCTCTAAATGCAGCGAATTTAACTTCTGGAACTATACCTGATGCTAGATTTCCAGCAACACTTCCCGCTATAAGTGGAGCTAATCTTACAAACGTATCTTCCCCAGAAGTTTATGGATTTAATACAAATGCAGCAGGTAATTTAATCGTGACAACTACCAATGGTGGTGTGGACAATATATCTGGAACAGATTATGATAACTTTGAAGATGTTATTTTCGCAGCTACTGGTTTTACCTTTAGCTTAAATGCAAATGGAAGGTTAATCGCAACTATTTAATTATGGCAACTATTGATCTCGGCAAAATTAAATTAGTCTGGCGAGGTACTTACAACAACTCAACTGCATATACAGTAGATGATGTTGTCGAGTACACAGACTCAGGTATAACGTCAACGTATATTTGCGTTGCAAACTCTACAGGTAATGCACCTTCAAGTAGTGGTACAGCACACGCAAGTTGGAACTATATGGCAAAAGGTGTAGCAGACCCTATACCTTCGCAATCTGGCAATGCTGGTAAAATTTTAGAAACCAATGGTTCAGCATTATCATTCGTAAGCAAACCAATAGGTATAGCAGAAGCAGATCAATGGAGACTTAATACTAGCGAATCATTTTCTGCACATCAAGGTTATAACTGGGGTAATGCTAACATTCTTCTAGATGCTAACTGGGAAAGAAATGATACTTATTTTGACAAGATAGGTACAGGATTAACAGAATCTAGCGGAGTTTTTACTTTCCCTTCAACTGGTATTTATAATATTAGACTCCAATATGGCGGACGTTCAAATAGTGCAGACTCACAATGGATTGCAATGTTTGTTGCAGTTTCAACTGATAGTGGAAGTAATTGGACTAATGCGTTAATTGCAGAAGCGGCAGGCATACAAAATACTGGAGCATGGTTTAACTGGCATAACTGTGCTGAAGTAACACTTGATGTTACTAATGCAAGTACATTTAGAATGAGATTTGAAATTGAACCGCATCAAGCTATAGTTCTTATGGGTATGACAAATCAAATGAGAACTGGTTTTACCTGTACAAGATTAGGAGACACCTAAATGAAATACGACAAATACGCAGCATTAAATTCTTTAAAGCCTACAAGTTTATATCGTTGGGCTGGAGAAGCTTACTCAGGTCTTAGATGGCTTAGTTCTGACACAAAACCAACTGAATCTGAGATAGATGCAGAACTTACAAAGTTAACAAATGCAGAACCTATGAGACTTCTTAGAGTTGAAAGGGATGCAAGATTAGCCGCTTGTGATTGGAGAGCTAGTTCTGATTTGACTTTATCAACAGCTTGGAAAACATATCGTCAGGCATTAAGAGATTTACCAGCTAGTGCAACACCAAAAGTTGATGCTAGAGGTGACTTAGATATGTCATCAGTTACTTTTCCAACAGAACCTAGCTAATTAATGAGCATAGAAGTTATTGATAATTTTTTACCAAACAACATTTTCTATCCATTTGCATCTTCATGTATGAAAAATGCTATGTATAAACCATTTGATTATACTGCAAGCGAAGAAGAAGAAGATGGTAGCATTTCATTGTTTGGGCAAAAATTAAAAGAAAATACAAATTTTGCAGAGATACAATTTCAAGCACTAATATATACAAAAACACAAAATACAAATTATAAATCAGATTTTTGGTTAAGTAATATTGATGTTGTTAAAAAACTAGAAGATTTGTTAAATGTTGAAAGTTGGGTGCAAGCAAGAGTTAATTGTACTACTGGTCAACCTACAAAACACGTTGGCGGTTATCATGTTGATTTTGTATTTTCTGATAATAAAAATTATAAAACTTGTATTTTATACTTAAATAGCAACAATGGCGGAACTATAGTACAAGATACTGATACGTTAATTAAATCTGAAAAAAATAGATTACTTAAATTTCCTACTTCAACAATGCATGCAGGTGTATGGGCTACTGATGCAAAGCTTCGTTTTGTATTAAACATGACTTATATAACAGCATTAGTTTGCCTACTGGTTAATATAAATTATGGGTTATGTCATTTTGCTTTTTTAACTTAGTTTATTATGCCTTTAACACAAGTTTCATCAAGACTTATAGAAGATACCCTGAGATATGTCTTAGGTGCTAGTGGTACAAACCACTATACATTTACAGGTAAAGGTCTTACAGGTGCAGTAAATGATCCTACGTTAACTCTTAGCAGAGGTCATACTTATGTCTTTGAAAACAGAAATAGTAATGGCGCACATCCTTTTTATATAAAAACCAGTATTGCTAATGGTGGTACTAATGATGCTTACAACACAGGAGTAACAAATAATGGTGGTGCAGGTGGCACAGAGATAGTATTCACAGTACCGCATGATGCACCTGATCTGTTGTACTACCAATGCAGTAGTCACAGCAATATGGCTGGTCAGTTAAAGATTGCTGGTGCTGTAGCAGATGGAAGTATAACGGAATCTAAATTAGCTGATGATGCAGTAACAGCAGATAAGTTAGCCAACTCTATCAACTCAGCTATAGCAGCGAACACAGCAAAAGATTTAACAGCTTTAAGTGCTAGTAACCTTACATCAGGCACAGTTCCAGATGCAAGAATTTCTGCAAGTAGTGTCACTCAGCACGTTACAGCATTTGATGATAATAAAATTTTAAATGATATATCTACTTTGGCTCTTAGACAGGCAGCTTTCCAAAACAAAAGTGCTTATAATACTAACTCAATGTTTGTTGAAGTGTTTCAAGATGAAACAGGAGTAGCTTCAAAAACTAATGTAACTAGAAATAGTACTAATGAATATATGTCATCAGTATCTTTAAGTCCTAAAAGCTATTACAAACCAAATGTTGATAAATGGACATTTACACAAAGTTCTACTGGCATAGGAACTAATAGTGCTTTGACAGTTGTATTTGTTATGAAGAGTGGTAATGGTACAAGTTGGAATTATAACGGAAGTCAAGGTGGCGGTATAATGAATTTCAAAACAACTGTTAGTAATCAATACGTTTTATTTGGTGTGGGTAATGCTTCAAACAATACCCAATTTATGACTCATTCTCCTGGTTATAGTGATAATGGTGCAAATATAAGTGCTGCGCCTACTGATAAGTGGATATGGGGTGTTATAAGAACATCTGGTAGTTGGTTAGCAAGTAATGTTGATATTATGTATCGTGCCTATGATGACAGTAGTTTTACTACCTTATCAGATAGTAACGGTGGAAGTAATAACGCAGGTATAGAAGCTGGTGGACAAGGTAGATTATTTAGACACGATTCGTCTGGCTATTATGGCGATTATGATAATACTCATATTGCACACATGGGTCTTTGGAATGTAAAGTTATCAGACTCAGAATTAAATAGTTTATTTAACAATGGGCAAACATTTGATTGGACTACTTCTAAAAATAACTATACATCAACATCAAATCTTCTAGAATATTTTAAAATGGATGAAGGTTCTGGTACTACCTTAACAAACTCTGGTAGTGGTGGAAACGCAACTAAGCAATCTGGTTCTGGTTCATGGGATACAGATACCGCACAAATAGGTATATCAACAGGTAATGCAACTGGAAACTTTATATCTAATGTAATTTCAGCTTCATCTTCAACTTCTAAAATTGGTGTTGTCATTACATATACAGACGCTTATGGTACTGCAACTTTAAATACTGATTTAAAAGTTTATGTATCAGCAGATAATGGTTCTAACTTTACTCAAGTAACATTAGCAGCCCAAACTGATTTTTCAACTGGTGTTAAAATGGCAGTAGCAAATGATGTTAGTGTAACCGCAGGTACGCAAATAAAATATAAAGTCGAGTTTGCTAATCAAGTAGCAGGTTCTAAAGAAACAAGGGTTACTGGTATATCGTTGCAGTTTTAATTACACTTCCATTTTTTAAGAGCTAGTCCTTTTCTTGTTAGTTTACCGCCTTTACTAGTAGCACCTTTAACACCTTTCATCCTGGCACAAAAAGATTTACGTCTTTTAGCAGCCTTACTACCAGGTTTTACTTTGCCTGTTACTGGTGCTTTTAAGTTACTACCTGTTTCTCTATTTATTTTATCTCTACCTTTTTTAGTAAGACCACCAGTTTTACTTTTGTGTTCTTTTCTTAATTTAACAGATTTTTTTTTCGGCATTAACCTGAAACATTAAAAACTTTATCGCTAAAAGCTAGTTTTCTTTGTACTTCATGTTGATAAGCAATATCTGTTTTATATCTAGGATCTTTCATAGCAGCTACAACTTCTGCATTGGATCTAAATACTTTTGTATTAGGAGAAGCAGATGTTCTACCACTTATTAATCTAGGTTCTACACCCATAGCATTTTTATACCTGGTAAACATTTCTTGTACTGCAAGAGTAACTTTAGGAATGTTTCTTTTTTCAGCATCTACAATTTTATCAAATTCTTGCAGTTCTTCTTTATCAACATTTTCATCCATCCATTGCAGCATTTCTTTGTACTTATCTTCACCACCTGCGATACCTACAATATCTTCATACTCAGGAAAGCTAGGATCAGCAGCAACTTGTTCTGTACCTTCTTGTGGTTTTAAACCATTTAAGTAATTATCAATAAGACTTCTAGGTAAACCAGTACCTTCTAGTTGCTTGTAGTGTTCTTCTGTAATAGTACCGTTGTTTTCCTGGTAATACTTATTTATAGCAAAAGGATCAACGTCACTTTGTTCAAACAGTTCTCCTAACTTTTCACCGTATTGTTGTTTTGCTAGTTCATAATTTACAGAACCATCTTCTTGATATTCAACTAAATCTTCTGTAGCAGGTTCTTCTTTTGTTTTTGCAACATCACCTAACTTACCTTCCAACTCTTTGTAGCTTGCAGCAAGAGCTTCTACACTATCAAACTTGCCTAAGATTTTACCGTTATCAGATTTGTTCTCGTCAGCAAATTTTTCTAGATCCTCTTGTGACATAGGAGGAGTTTCATTTGACTGTAAAGATGCTTTCATAATTAATTAGTTACTTGTAATAGTATTACCATGAGCAGTAACTTTTTCAACTGGTTTAGTTGGTTCGGGTGTATCGTTAACACCTAGACTACTTACAACTGCTACTTCATCTTTAGTGTAGCGACCATTTTCGTCACGTTTTTTTGATGTTTTTTTAGCTGGCATTTGGTGTTACCA